CTACATTGCGTATCCATTCAGCATCGAGGGCGGGCAGCAGTACACCGGCTGGCGCGCACGCGACCACCGGCCGGTGGTGTCGGCGCGCCTGGTGGGAGAGCGTGACAACGAAGGCTGGGTGCTGATCGAGCCGAACATCAAGGGGCTGGCCAACCCGAACAAGCAATGGCACGGCTACCAGCAAGTCGTCGACGCGCTGCCGCAGGTGGCCTTCGTGCAGTGCGGGCCGGTGCGGCATTCCGGCGACAAGCCGCAGCAGCTGCTGGGCGGGCGCAACGTGCTGCATGTCAGCACGCCGACCTTCATAGACGCGATGCGGCTGTTGAACAAGGCCGCCTTGTACCTCGGGCCGGAAGGCGGCATGCATCACGCCGCGGCAGCGCTCAACGTGCCGGCGGTGGTGATCTTCGGCGGCTCGCCGTCGGTGGAGGCCACCGGCTACGCGGACCACATCAACTTCGGCGGCAACGAGCCGTGCGGGCGCTGGGAGCCCTGCGCGCACTGCGCCAAGACCATGAACGCGATCACCCCTGAAATGGTGGTCCAGGCTGTGAAGGAACAGTTGCAATGAATCTCCGACCTGTCACGCCGGCGAGCGCAGAGCCAGTGTCGGTGGACGAAGCTCGCCAGCAGTGCAAGGTGGACCCCACCTTGGACGGAAACTCGCCGCCCACGTACAGCCATCCTGATGACGATCTCATCCAGACGCTCATCACCGCGGCGCGCGAACACGTTGAAAATTTCACCAACACCACCTGCACCGACGCCACCTATGAGTACCGCTGCGCGGGCTTCGGCGGCTGCATCATGCTGCCGCGCGGCCCCGTGGACAGCGTCACCTCGGTGAAGTACCTCGACGAAAACGAGCAGGAGCAAACGCTGGCCGAGGCGGTCTGGTACCTTGATGACAACCCCTGGGCGCCCAGCATCGGCCTGCGCAAGAACCAGGTGTGGCCTGTCACCTATCGGCGCGCCGACGCAGTGCGCGTGGTCTTCAGCGGCGGCTTCAACTCGCCCAGCACCGTGCCCAAGGCGCTGGTGCTGGCCATGAAGCTGATGATCGGCCACTGGTACCGCAACCGCGAGAACGCGGTGGTTGGCACGATCATCACCGAGATCCCGATGGGCGCGCAGATCCTGATGATGCCGCACCGTCGCGGCATGGGGGTCTAACGTGGACGCCGGTTCGCTGGACCGCCGCCTGCGCTTCGAAGTGAACCAGTCCACGGCTGACGCCGGCTACGGCACGCCGACGGCGCACTGGGTCACCTTCGTCACGGTGTGGGGGAAGATGAAGGACGCGCTGCCCAGCAAGTCGAGCGAGACCGCTGACCGAGGCATCCGCCAGGCCGAGCGGACGACGGTGGTGACGATCCGCTACCGCAGCGACATCACCTCCGACATGCGCATCGTCGACATCCGCACCGGCCGCGTGATGCGCATCGTCACGCCGCCCAACGAGATCGGCCGGGCCGACGGGCTGGAAATGCTGTGCTGCGACTACACCACCTCAGGAGACGCGCCGTGAGCGGCGACCTTACGCATGTCAAGGGCTTGGCCAAGCTGAACGACTTCCTGCAGCAGGTGCCGGTGAAGATGGAGACCAACGTGCTGCGGGGGGCCATGCGCGCCGGCGCGAACGTAATCGCGCCGGTGGCCAGGGCGAATGCGTCGGTGGAATCGGGCGAACTGCGCGACGGCATCAAGGTGTCGGTGAGCAGCCGCAACGGGCGCGTCACCGGCAAGGTGAAGCTGACCGGCAAGCATGCCTTCCTGGGCCGCTGGCTGGAGTACGGAGTCGCGGCGCACCTGATTACGGCCGCCAAGGGCTTCTGGCTGTTTTTTGGGGGCATGTTCGCCAAGTCGGTGCAACACCCGGGATTTCAGCCCAAGCCGTTCATGCGCCCGGCGCTGGACAGCCAAGCGCAGGCCGCCGTTGTGGCCGCAGCCGAATACATGAAAAAGCGCCTTAGCACCAAGCACGGGCTGGACACCTCCGCCGTCGACATCGAGCCGCAATGACCAGAGCCTGGAACATCACCCCCAAATGGACGGGCGACACCGTCGCGGTGCTGGCCAGCGGGCCCAGCATGAGTGCCGCAGTGGCCGAGTCGCTGCGCTGGTGCCACACGATCGCCGTGAAGCACACGTGCCGATTGGCGCCGTGGGCGAGCATGCTGGTGGCGCTGGACGCGCCTTGGCCGAATGGGTTCCGCACGTTCAAGGGGCTGCGGGTCGCAGGCGTGGCGGACAACGAAACCGACGCGCTCTACGCCGGCCCCTGGATGGAGCGGGTGCAGATGGGCCCGGGCCATGTGATCGAGATCCGCAATTCCGGCCTGGCCGCCATCCGCATCGCTGCGGCGATGGGCGCCAAGGGCATCGTGTTGGCCGGGTTCGATCCGCACCAGCCCGGGCGCTGGCACGATCCGGCGCCGACGCACTACGCCGGGCTGGCCGAGGGCCTGGCGGCGCTGTGCACTGAGCTCAAGGCCCGCGGAATCGAGGTACGCCATGTCTGACGTCAAGGCCGTCCGCTACCTGCTCAAGACCAACACGGAGCTGATCGCCGTGGTCCCGGCCGCCAAGATCATGGCGGGCATCCTGCCGCAGGCCACGGCGGCGCCGGCGATCGGCATCACGCATGTCTCCACGATGCGCCAGCAGTTCGTCGCGGAGACGTCTGCACACTTGTGCACCTCGCGGGTGCAGGTGACGGTGATCGCCGCCGATTACCCGACGCAGAAAAGCATTCTGGCCCTGGTGCGCGCGGCGCTGCCGCGATCGCGCGGCACTGTCAACGGGGTGGCGGTGGATTCCATCGTCGCCGACATCGAGGGGCCGGACTTCGGCGACCCCGACGCGGGCCTGTGCATGGGCTCGCACGACTTCATCGTCACGTTCACCGAATAACGTTAATCGAATAGCAGCAGCCGCCCATCGAGGCGGCTTTTTTGCGCAGCAATTCGCCGCAAGGCGGACACGCCCGCCCGCCCAGCGTCCGCCGAGCGGGTTCCATCATTGAAAGGACCGACCCCATGACTGCACGCACCATCCCCCAAACCCTCTCCGGCGCTGTGCTCGCGATCAGCGCGAGCCTGCCCGCGAGCTATGACGCTGCCGGATACGGCGCCACGGCCATCAGCTACACCACCATCGGCGAGGTGGAAAACTACGGCAACCATGGCGTGTCCGCGACCATCACGGAATTCACCGCGGTGGCGGACGCCACGGTGCAGAAGTTCAAGGGCTCCAAGAACTACGGAACCATGAGCCTGTCGCTGGCCGACATCCCCGGCGACGCCGGCCAGGTGATCCTGGAAGCCGCCGCCGAGTCCACCAACCGCTACAGCGTGAAGCTCACCTACCCGCTGGGCCAGGGCGAAGCCACCGCCGCCGTGCATTACCTCGACGTGCTCGTGGCCAAGAAAGAAAACCAGGACGGCAGCGTCAACGACGTGCGCAAGCTGATGGTTGATCTGGCCATCTGCCGCAAGCCGGTGGTGGTCGCCGCGACCTGATCCCGGGCGCAAGCCCTTCACTGAGCACGACCCCTGGCTGCTGTCGCCTCTCGCGGGGCGCGGTGGCTGGGGGTACGGCGTTTCTCAATCCCCGCGAAAGAACCAACATGACCTTCGACATTACCCAATTCGAGCTGGAAGAAACCGCCACGCTCACCGTGCAGAACGCCAAAGGCGACGACGACCTCATCGTCGACGGCAAGCCCGTCACCATCGAGCTCTATGGCTCCGGCAGCCGCCAGGCCGTTAAGGCGCTGCACAAGGCCGGCCAGGCGGCGCAGCTGCGCATGCAGCAGATGTTCCGCGGCAAGGTGGACCCCAAGGCCGCCGAAAAGGCCGACCAGGAAATGGTCGACAAGCTCGCCGCCTGCACCAAGACCATCAGCGACAACTTCCCGGTGCCTCCGGCGGATCTGTACGCCAACCCGAAGCTGGGCTACATCACCAAGCAGGTGATCAAGTACCTGGATGACGACGCAAATTTCGCGAAGGCCTCTACGAAGAGCTGAGTCTGTACGCCAGGCACACCGCCTGGCTCAGCACAGCGCCGCAGAGGCCGAAGGGCGACAAGTCCGATGCGCCCCTGCTCACCCGGCTGGAGCAGGAGCGCAAGGAGCGCAAGGACGACAAGTACCAGCCGGACATGCCGTCGCTCGAGCTCGGTGTGTACCTGATCAACTACCTGTTCGAAGTGGGCCCGGTGATGGCCGGTGGAGCCGGGCCCACCGCCATCACCCATGGCGAGCTGCGCGCCTGGCAGGCCAACCTGGGCATCGAGCTGGAGCCGTGGGAGTGCCGCTTCCTGCGGCGCCTATCGCGTGAATACGTAAACGAGCTGCAGCGGGCCGAGAAGATCGACGCGAAGGCGCCGTGGCAACCCGAGGATTACGTGCCCGACCTGGCCGGTGTGGCGCAGCGCATGCGCAGCGCGATCGAGCGGATGGCGGCGAGCGACTAGCGCGCGTCGCGCAGCTTGCGATCGCAGAACTTGGCGTAGTAGTAGCCGAAGTAGGTGCTGCGGTCTTCGGATTCGACATCAGCTCGATGCTCGGTGTCAGCGGATACGTAGAAGCGCGCGAAGCCGCTGAATCCACCGTAGGCGTTTTTCGCGTTCACCTCGCCGCACAGGGCCTGGCCGCCGTCATAGCCAGAGACGAACAGCTTGCGAAATT